GTCCAGTTCATACAATAGCTGCTGGCGCCGGGTTTGCACTCGAGTCTGCTGAATATCCAGCAGGTAGGCTGCCCGGCTATCATCAATAAACTGATTCACCAGCTTCTCGGTTTCCTCCCTGGCTGTTTTACGCGGCATCGCTATTCCCTCGCTGCTTTGCTGCTTCCAGTTCCAGATCGCCGGCCACGCTGCCCACGATTTTAGCTTCCTCTATTTCAGCGTGCAGCTGTTCCTTCCAGCGGTCAAATTCAAGCTGCGAATCGTGGATATACTTTTTTAACTGCTGCTCGTTTTCAAATGCCCGCTGCTGCAGCTGTTCCATTTGCTGCTGCTGTGCCTGCGCTGCCTGCTGCTTGCCCTGTTTAGCCTGCTGCGCTTCCTCGCTTTTCGGATCAACGTAATAGGATTCGACCGGCGCCAGGTCAGCAGCGCGTAACCAATCGGCCAGGGTTTCGTGTATCTTATCAGCATTAACCAGCTCACCATCCAGCCCGGCCTGCATCGCCATAGTTTGATGCTGTAAATTCTGCCCCAGGGCGGCCAGCTTATCGCGGCGCTCGGTCGATGACAGCCCGGCAATCACGCGCATAGATCGCCTGGCCGGCCATTGCTTCGGGTTCGTGGTCTGCCATTTGCCGCGCAGCTTCGCGGTAATCTCCTGATCGTAGAAATGCCTTAATGCCTGGTGAATCAGCAGGTAAGTACCACGCACCATTGTTTCGACCAGATTACGGCAGTAAAAAGCCGTTACTTTGCCTTTGTTATCAAATTCACCAGCTGCAGCTGTCGCGCTGGTTTTAGCTAAATCCATCTGCCCGGTTTGCATTTCAAGCGCAGAACCGCCGCGCATGGTGCGGATATGATCCAGATATGTTAATGCCTGAATACATGATCCGCCCACGTCATTAAACGGTATCGGCAAGATAGCGCCTGGTGATCGCATCCTGATAATGCCACCAGGCCGACTACTGGCTAAATCCTGCAGGTTAACTTCACCTTCGACCGCGCCAACCCTGGAATTATTGGCCACGTTCTGATTATCTAACAGCTGGCGTAACACGCTGGTTTTAGCGCGCTGTATAGGCATCATCAAATCATACTGGCTGGTACCGGTGAGCCGGTGCGGCAATGGCAGGGCAGCGCCACAAGCATATGGGATAAACTTCGCTGGCTCATTCAATAGCAGGATGCTGGCCTGGAACCCGGCAACTAATACCCGGCGCAGTTCCGCAATCCCATCGCCATCAAAATCAACGCGGTAATAACATTCAAACACGTCTATGGTTTCATTGCTCACGTGATGGCCGCTGCGCCTGTCATCATAACCAAATGATCGCTCGGCTGCGCCAATCCACGTCTCGAAATCCACGCTCGGCAATCCCTTAACCAGGGTTTTACTGAATCCCATTTCGACCAGCTCGCTGCGCGTGATTAACTTTTTCTCGCAGATAAATCGGTGGTCATCCATCACCATAGACAGGCCGCCGGCATTGAAAAGGATATATTCAGGGGGTATCGTTTTAACCTGTAGCCGGCGCTCGGTGGTAGTGTGGCGCAGCTTCAATTTGTGCAGGCCATCGGCATCGGTCGACTGCCCTTTAATCTCAATGACTTCATGCGGGCTGGTGGCCATTAACGCCTCAGTCACCATTTCATCGGTTAATTCATCCGGCTCGGTTTCCCAACTGTTAATATCTTCATCGACAAAAACCTTAATCCAGCTGTTCGCCATCAACAGCGCATCAAATGCGCCATCTGAAAACTGCGTATAGATATTGCTCTGGTTCGCTATCCAGCTTACAAAGTCTGATTCCAGCTGTGCTGCGTCCTCGTCCTGCTCGCTGGTGGCCTCAAATTCCACCAGGGTACTTTTCCACTGGCCGGCAAATTCAGCGCATACACTGTTAACACTGTCGGCCACGTCCTTGCTGATAACCGTGGATCGGCCTACCACTTCGGTTCCATCTGCCCTGCCGAAATAAGCCCGCAATGCCTGCTGGCGGTTATGGCTCAATTCCTCGCTATCGTACCCGGTGGCATCGTGAATTTCAGCTGATACAGCTGCGCGTAGTTGCTCGTCTGTCATCTTCATTTTATGAACCCCAGCCGCTTGCGCGGTCTAATTCGGTGTAGTCAATTTCCTGCCAGTCTCCGCTTCGCCACGGTGTAACAGCAAAATACCTGCAGCTGTCAGCATAGTTTGATTCATAGCTGTGCAGCGGTGTTTTGCGCAGCACCTGCAGCTTATCATCCCATTCAGCCCGGTATGATTTGAGTATTTCAAATGCTTCGCCGCACTTCTCACGGTCAACCCACATACGCGGGATTAACCGGCGAAACGCGTCAATGCCTTCCATAATGCCCAGCTTCGGGGCGATGGTCGGATAGACGCCTAAGTTTTTCAGCACGTCCAGGCGCGTGGTACCGGTGCCTAGTTCCTGCACGTTAATATCGAATGGGTAGATATGCTGGCCGAATATGTACTGCTTCGCCTTCATTTCCCTGATTTGATCCGGCAGGCCGACACCACGATGAACTGCCACGTCAATCATGCGTATCTGGCTGCCGGCAACCTGCCAGTAAAACTTTACGTTCTCATCGTTCATGCCAATGTCATCGCTGGTTATCACCGGCAGCTGGTCATCGTATGGCACGTCTGTGAGGCGCCCGGCACGCTCTAAATCGTTTAATTCCTCAGCAAAGTACGCGCCAGGGATAGCGGTTTCAAAGCTGCACTCGTATTCCTGGCTAAACATGGCGGTACCCATCCGTTTACCATACTGCGCGATGTACTCGGCCAGCTCACCGGCCAGCTGGGTTTCGCTAAATACTTCGGTTTCGCTGGCCTTGTTCATCACCGCCAGCCATTCGTTATCAGGATCGAGCGCAAACTTATACAGGTTATATAAATGATTGCGGCCGCGGGGCGTGCTAATGAATATTGCCCAGCCTGCATTTTCCAACAGTATCGGTCTAAGGTAACTCCACGCGAATGGATTGGATAGCGCAAACTCTGAAAACACCAGGCCGACCGGTGGCGTGCCTACCAGTGCATCGAAGCGATCGCTGCCGACTACCTGCCACGTGCTGCCGTTTTTAAGCTCAATGAACATTTCCTGGTCGATGGTGCGCCGCCTGATAGCGGCAGGGAATGCCAGGTCGATCCGCCGCTTTGCCCGGTGCGGATCAATAGCATTCCAGATAGCTTTGCGGCCTTGCACCTGTTCAGGTAATAAATGCCAGTACGATCCAACCCGGTTATGCATTGCAACAGCAGTCCAGGCCAGCGCCATTTCATCTTTACCAGCGCGTCTGTGGTCAATCTCCACCAGGCGCTTCCCGCCATCCAGCAGGTAATCCCAGCCCGGCTGCTGGTGGCCACGTGGGCGCCAGATACCATCGGGCTCGGCCTCATTTGCTGGCAGGTTTATTAGCACGGGATTTTGCTGGTGGATGGCTGGCTACCTGCAGCACGTTTATATCGATACCGCCATCGACATTGACCTGGATGGCCATCATATCCGGCAGCACCTTTTTAAGCAGAATTTCAGCTGCTTTGATCTGGCTGTTTTCCATAGTTGTGCCGACAAGCGCATGAATTTCAAGCCGTTCCAGTAATAGGCCAGCTTTTATATTTTCACGCCACCGGGAGTCATTTGTTAATGCTTTGCGCTTTTCAGGCATAGATGCACTTTTACAGTGGGTAATTGCACTATTTTACCCCGTAAATGCACTTTTAGGCTAGTTAATCCTCGTTACTGTCGTCATACAGCACCAGCATGAACAGCGTGAACAGTGCCAGCCCCATCGTAATCAGCAGCACCACCAGCCCGGTAATGCCGCAATGGTGCATCACAAGCATGGCTCATCAATGACCATAGCCACCGATACCCTGGCCGCATCGCCTGGCGGTACATTGTGCGGCGTCCCAGGCGGCATATAAACCAGCATCCCGGCTTTGGGCTCGATCGTTATTGGCCTGGCATCTTCGGGATAAAACACAACAGTGTGGTGCTTGTGGTTATGCGGTGGCGTGCCTTCCCCGGGTTTTAATTCAACCATTACCAGCGCGCGGTAGTCGCTGCCTGGCAGCGGCGCAAAGCTGCGCATTGATTCGGCCAGTGCGCAGGTACAGTTAACGATGTTTTTCGTCATGGGGTAATTCTATCAGCTTTTGCAAATCAGCAGCGCAGCTGCTTAGCGTCTGCGCATGAGTTTGCGCACAAGCCCGCGCTGTACCTTTCAGCAACCTGGCGCCCCTGGTCTTGCCACCAATATCTGCCTGTAAGTTATACGCCTGCTTTAACCAGGCATCGTGCAGTTCGACCAGCTGGGCGCGGGTCAAAACGGTAACTCATCATCATAATAGCCCGGCTCATTAGTAGCCACCAGGCCGGTTTTAGTTAACCGGCTCAACAGGTATTTGCTATCATACTGTTTACGGTGCCCGGGTATGGAGTAATCAATTTCCAGGTTTTCAACCGGTTTTAATTCCGCAATGGCACGCTGTTCCTCAGTTATAAAATAAGGCCGGTGCGCATCGATAATAATATGATCACCCGCCGGCAAGCCCCATAACCGGAACTGGTCTACGTGCGAATATTGGCCTTGCAAATGCTGCTTCACGCGATTAGCCAGGTTAAACGAATAGCCAACATAATAGCACCGGAACTTATTGTATATCGCATAAATGCCCGGATGGCGTGTGGCGTGGGTGGCAGCCTTACAGCGCCCGAACTGCGCCAGACTAAGCGCGCAAAACAGCGGCCAGTAAATGTCAGCGGCTTTCGGGCGCGATATTTCAAGATACATAATTAACCTCAGTTTATTTTTTTTCGGCACAGCTCCCGCCCTTTCCCTGCCGGTGATTAGCCTGGCCAGATACTAGGGGCGCCCGTTCCTGCCGGTTCCATTAAATCAGGTGCACAGTGCGCGGTGTGGTGCTGTTTATACCTGATACCCTTTCGCTGCATTGGGCGGGGAGGCGCAGCTTTACCCTGGTGACTATAGTGCCGTGGACTTTCTAACAGCTTCAATTGTGCGCGAATTTTTGCCGCGTGGATAATTGGGTTTTACTATGCAAGGAAAAGATCGATAGTTAAAAGCTATCGATCATGCGTAATTGATTCAGGCATCCAGCAGCGCGGATCGCGGGCAAAAAAAGGCCGGCTATTACACCGGCCAACGTCACACACTCGATTGATTCACGCCGCCACCAACAGCATGAAAAAAGCCGCCAGCACGATAATCATAAGTACAATAGCCTGCGCGGTGCCCCTGGCAGCTTCACCGCCCCATATCACCCATACCAGGCCGATAACAATAATCAGCGCGGTCATCACGACAGCAGCACCAGAATGGCGAAAAGTGCCGCTGCTGGTATCGCTGTAAATATTGCAGCTGTTATAATTACCGCTGCCAGTTCATCCAATGCTTTCATTTGGGCACCGCCCGCATTTCCAGCGAATTAAATGCTAGTTTCAGCCGGCGGTATAATTGCACCTGGTTAAACCGTTTAACCATACGCACGACACGCCAATGATCGGCAGCAGGTGCGGCAGCCATATTGTAAAGCGCCTGGATGATTACCCGCGCCATGTCATTTTTAGTCCAGTTGATGTCACCTATTTTCATTTCATTTCCTGTTAATTAAGTGTTGCTACGTGTACAGTATCGTATACAATACACATTCAGTCAACTACAACAGGTTATCCCTATATGCCTAAAATTGATCCGATAAGTGAAGTTATGCATATCCGCATCGCACGCCATACTAAAATGGCCGTGCAGCGGATCGCCGTTAAAAACGGCATCCCCACGTCATCAATGATGAAAGTTTTAATACATGAGGCGTTACGCGCCAGGAATAAGACAGCATGAATGTAAACTCAATTTACCCGAGCAAATACCTGAAAGCCGATGATATACCGATGGGTAAATCTGTCGATGTAACCATTCGCGGCCTGGTAATGGAGGATATAACCGGCGATAAGGAAGTTAAACCGGTGCTGTATTTTATGAAAAAAGAAAAAGGCGCGGTGCTGAATAAAACGAATTGTTATATTCTGGCCATGTCATTAGGTGAAGAAACGGATGGTTGGGCGAATAAGCAAATCCAGATATTCACGGAAATGAAAAACTTCCAGGGGAAAATGGTGCCGGGCTTGTCAATGCGTGTACCGCAAAGCCAGCCAGCTGCAGCACCACTGGCACCCGCTGCACAGGACGTGCAAAACCTTGCCGCCGATGTAAAGGCCGCAGAGAATGACCAGCAGGCCACCGCTGGCGAGTTTGACGATATACCCTTTTAGTTAGTATCCAGGGCGGGGCTTTTTCTTGCCCCGCTTCGGCGTTCTTTTATGCTTACCCTTCATCAATATCCCCCTTGTGCAATTGCCTGTCGCTGTCGATCCCCTCGCAGCTGATCAGCGTGGTGCAGCCTGCCAGGCCCAGCCATAAAATGAGCAGCGCGTATCTCACGGCGCGATATTGACCACACCTCCGTTATTCCATAGCGTGCCGCTGGGCAGGCCGGCCACGGCAGTCGGCATGGCTGGCATAATGATATTCTGGTCTACGTCTATCTGCATGGCTGTCGTTTTAGCGCCGATCCCGCTTGACAGGGTCAGTACGCCCGCCCCTTCATCCCACAAAAGCCATGTGTCTGCATTGGATCGCATTACTACACGGTTGGGCACAGTGGGATGCGCCTCGCCAAATAATCCAATATTGCCGCCTAGCGAGCCGGTACTGCCGCCCGACATAATCATGCTTTGCGTGCCATCGCCCAAAAAATGAGTAAAGGGGAAAGCACCGCTGCCCCATTCCGCCGCCGCAATTGTCAGTTTGAAAAGTTTACCGAAATTCTCTAAATCCTCGATACTGTTGGTGTTAAACGTGCCGGTTATGGTTACATCGCCGTCAACCGTTTGGCCTAATTTCAGCAGTAATTCATCGATGATAGCCTGGAAGTTATCGCGCACGCTTTGCGTAGTGGCGAAGCCTTCGGTGGGTTGATTCGGGTCAATCGGCATTAGTGTTTACTCCATATATCGCGCCCGCTTAATGATATATCCCAGCCGGTACGCTTTTCGTTTAAATCATCCCAGGTAGTCGCATTATCATCCCAGAATGTAATATCAACGTCTGTTACATGACGCTGCCAGGTGCGTGCAGTTTCCACTGGCCGCTGCCATATATCCCGGCCGCTTAATGATATATCCCAGCCGGTACG